GGCAACATCATCTCCATGGTGCGCAGCAATGCACAGGAGATGTCACAGCAGCTACAGCGAGCGCCGGGACAAAACTAAATGATATTTCACGACTTTGAGTGCAAGAAGTGCGGGACTTCGCAGGAGGATGTCGGCTTTGCCTCGCACACGGAGGTGCAGCGCCATGTGCCGTGCAAGGCATGCGATGGCAAGGCCAACATGGTCTTCAGCAAGAGCAACGCGCTGCATCAAAACCACTCTAGCATGTATGGCAAGTATCACGCGGGCTTTGGGTGCGTGGTGGAGTCATACAGCCACAAACAGCAACTGTTGAAAAAGTATAACGTCGTTGAGTCTTCAGATGCGGTGGGCGGCTCGCGCTGCCACATTACCGCAGATGTTGCATCCCCCAACATGGCGCGAGCCGAAGGGCCGAAGTGGTCTTACGGCGCTACGCCCGACGAGGCCGTAGCAGCAGCCAAGAGCCAGATGAAGGAGTAAATACCCCATGTCCGAAGCCATACTTGATGCGGACTCCATTTCGCCAGAAGAGATAAGCTCGGCGGACTCTTTGCCGGAAGAAGTCAATGAAATTGAGCTTTTTCCCGAAGATACTCCCAGCCAGCCCTCGGAAAATGTGGATGGACACTCTCAGTCGAGCAGTGCCGAGGCATTTGACCCCGATACCGTAGATTGGGCGCGCGTTGACCCAAGCACGGTGCCGGAGCAATACCAGCCCGTCCTTCGGGCGGTAAAAAACCAACAGGCCGACTATACGCGCAAGATGCAAGACCTTGCCGACCAGCGCCGTCAGCATGAGGAGCAGGCACAGCAGGTCGAGCGCATGCGTAATGAGTGGGCAGACCGGGTGCAGGCGGTAGCCGCGCCCCAAGAGCCGCAATATACGCCGATCCAGCAACTGCGAGCGCAGTCCACGGAAGAAGAAAATAAAGCAATGGACTTTATGGACTTCTACGTGAATCAGAAGACGGATGAACGCTTCGCGCAGCTTGAACGGCAGAATCAGGCGTTGATGCAGCGATTGGAGCGCAGCGAGGCTGCCGTAGGGCCGATCATCAACCAAAGCCATGACCAGATCGTTAGCAGGACCAACGATGCTGTCGCGGAAGCGGTAGAGGCCCACGGAGAAGATGTGCGGAATCCTAAGTGGACGCAGGAGATGCTGAAGCTGATGGCCAACAACCCTGATGGGAAGCCGCACTTGAATCCCCTCACCGGAAGTCCCTACTCTGTAAAGGAAGCCTATGAGAAGGTCGCTGGCGTTACGGCGCAAGCCGCCAATGCCCTGCGGGCCGCCGACAAGCAGACGCGGAGGGGCGCTAAGAACTCAGTGCGCGCCAACACCTCCATGGATGCTGGGGAGGACGGTTCGGCATTAACCGACAACGAGGTTCTTGCAAAATTGCAAGGGCTGGGATTTGAATAAACAGGAGAAATAATCGTGGCAGCTACTTCTACCACTGAAACTTGGGATGCTGCGTGGACCCTAACAATGCGGGCCAAGCGCAAGCGCCTCACGGACAACTTTTTCGACTCATACCCGACGCTGGAGGCTTTTCGCTCTGGCAAGGCCCTGGAGATGGAGAACGGGGGCAAAGAGATACAGGAAGACATCCTGTATGCCGGTAATTCGGCAGAGTATTTCTCGGGATATGATGTCCTGAACACCGACGCCGTAGACGGCATCACGGCGGCGTTCTATCCGTTCCGTTACGCCAGTTGCCCCATCACCATCAATCATATTGAGGAGATGGAAAACCGAAAGACGGATGCGGCCATGAAGTTGCTGGAAGCGAAGACGCAGCAGTCGATGCTAACCTTGCGCGACCAGATCAACGCCAGCTTGTATTCGGCGCAAACCGGGAAAGCTCCATTGGGTTTTCAAGATGTTATTGCCAATGCTCCTAGCTCGTCCCCGACGACGTTGGGCGGCATTACGGTTTCCGGCAATAGCTGGTGGCAGAACAAAGTGGAAAATGCCACTTCCGACACCAGCTTCAAGACCATCACCGGGACCAACTTCTACGAGGGCATGATTCGGATGTCTACCTTGTGGAACGAGGTGAGTGAGGGCAATGAGCAGCCCACGCACATCTTTACCACGAACGGCATCTATGCCGATTTCGAGGAAATCTTTGAGGGCACGGGCTACCAGCGCCTGTCGGCCAAAGATGGCAACTCCATTGATGGGCGCTTGCCGTCATATCGTGGCATCCCCGTGCAGTATGACCGCGACTGCGGCTCCAACCGCATGTATTTCCTTAACACCAACTACCTGAAGCTGAAGATGCAGAATGGCATGAACTTCGCCAAGACGCCCTTCCGCGAGCCTGCAAATCAGATGGCGAAGGTGGCCTTTATCATCGTTGGTATCCAGCTTACGACTAACAATCGTCGTAGGCAGGGTGTTATCATCAACATCAACGACTAACATTTCCGAGCCGCAAGCCAATGCGGCTTTTAAGCTCGCCCATGAGCGAAGGAGAATAGTATGTCTACGTTTCGCAACTCTAACTTTGGCACCAATCGCATTGGTGGCGAAGGTCTTGGCAGCAATAAGGGCCAGGGCATCTACGATGAGTCTTCTACGCCGCGGTATGACATCGGCGAGAAGCTGGAATTGTCTGATGGCCGGATTTTCCGCTACTGCTATACCGCTGGGGCGATCAATCGTGGCCTGCTGGTGTCGCAGGATGTGTCGGCCACGGCTATCGTAGAAAGCGACGGCAAGCTGACCGCTGCTTCGGCAGGGGCCACCTCCGTCACCTATACCGATTCCGGCACGGTAGGCAGCGCCTCATTGAACCAGTATGCGGGGGGCTACCTCCACATCACGGATGATGCGGGCGAGGGCTACCAGTATCGGATCAAGTCCAACACCGCTGCGTCTTCTAACGCCATCACTTTTACTTTGTATGATGGCTTGGAGGTGGCCGTAACGACGGCTACCGATGTCGCTGTTACGGGCAACCTCTGGTATAACGTCACCGGAGCCACCGCAGGCACCGACTACATCATCGCTGGCGTTACTCCCATCAACTTCACCGCCAATTACTACGGGTGGGTGCAGACGGCGGGGGTCGCTACGATCCTGTCGGATGGGGCTGTAGCTATTGGGGCCAACCTAACCCTCAGTGATGGCGTCACGGGTGCTGTCCAGACCAAGGACGCGGAGACCGAGCCGCTGGTAGGCTTGGCCACCTTCGCATCTGACGATACGGGCCATGTAGGCGTTATCTTACAGGGCTTGGTAGCTTAGTTCTTTGGGGGAGGGCATTGCGCCCTCCCCCAAATCCCCATAACAAAGAGAAAATAACAATGAATAAGAAACAGGCCGCAGCGCCCCCGCCCGCGCCGCAGATGGAAGTAGCCCAGCCCGTGGACATGGGGCTGGAGCCAGCAGCGAAGCCGGAGGTGACGGCAGATCAGATCGCCGAGCTTATCGGCAGCGCCAGTGACGAGATCAAGAGCAAGATTCGCTCTAAGCTCGACCTCGACAAGACACACGCCAGGGTCCGCAAAAACACGGCTAACAACCAGCAGGTGCGTAACACCGTGAAGGCTTTTGGCGAGGTAACCCACACCCCGGACTTTACGCCCGACCCTCCCTCGCGGATAGCAGATCGCGGCCCCGAAGCAGTGGCTATATGGAAGAACAGGTGGCTGGAAGGCAATGGCAACAACCTGAGTGAGTTCGACCTCGACCAAATTACAGAAGTGCATATGTAAATGGCAGATCCCATTAGGGGCGACCTCAATGTGCATGGCACCGTGTTTGCGGCAGGCTATCGGGGGGACGGCACGCAACTCAATGCGCTTGCCGCCCCTCAGATGACCACTACGGAGCGCGACGCCCTGAGTTCGGTTGCTAATGGATTCATCCTTTATAACAGCAGCACTAACAAGCTCCAAGTGCGCGCCAATGGAAGCTGGGTGGACTTACATTGACTAACATAGAAGTGATGCAAGCCGCCTTGCGGCGCGTGGGCTTGTCCGAAACATCTACGACGTTTAAGGACTCCGCCAGAACATACCTCAACATGACCGCCAAGGATGTGGCGTCGAGGGCCAAGTGGTTTTGGCTTTTCAAGGAGAGCAGCTTCGCCTGCGTAGCCGATCAGCGCAGCTATAGCTTGGCGTCGGATGTAGCAGAGCCGCTATCCTTCCGCAACCACACCGAAGACCATGTTATGGTCATTTGGGACAGCCAGAACCTGGATGCCAGCGACCCCGACCACTCCGAGACAGCCGCTCCTCCCTTTGTTAGCATGGGCGGCCTCGACAGCACCACGGGATCCATCAAGGTGGACCGGTTCCCGCTGCCCGACGGCACCGACACGGTAAAGTATCGCTATTACGCGTTCATTCCCGACTTCGCCTCCGACAACGACGGCGACTCCCTCGACCCCTACGTGCATCCCATCATGCAGCCTGCCCTCATGTTTGGCGTAAGCTCCCTATATAAGAGCGAAAAGGGGGATGATCAGGGGGCCATGGTCGATAAGAGCGAGATGGAGCGCATCATACAACAGGGGCTATTGCAGAACACCGTCGTGCAGGGCAATCGCGTATACCGCATGCGCCGTGACGATAGCATGTCGGTGTCGGACTTCAGGTTTCAGCCTACGGAAGGCAGCTTGAGCTAACATGCCCATAAACGCAAGCTCCATACAATACGGGCCATGGAAAAATGGCGTGCGCTATGATCTTCCCGCAGAAGATTTGGGCATAGAGGCGTTGTATGAGATGAGCAACTGTCGCGTAGGGCAGGCGGGCGAGGTGACAAAGCGCAAGGGCTTCGCCAAGTTCAACGCCAGCGCACTCAACAGCGATGCCACAATAACGGCAGTGGGGCAGGTTACGCTGGCGGCAGTAGAGAAGACGTTTGCCATTGCGGGCAATAAATTCTACGACGTTACGGGCGGCAGCGGCACAGACCGAACGGCCTCCATAACAATTACCGCAGGCAATGACAATGTGTTTGAGTGGGCGCTGGCTGGGTCAACGCTGGTGCTAACCAATGGCGTGGACACAGACGCCCTAACATGGACAGGCGGCACTAACAACATTGCCAACCTTGATGACGATGGCCGCTTTACGAAGGGCAAGCACATCGCCTATTGGGACAACCGGCTTTTTATAGGCAATGTGGACGGAGCGAACTATCAGCTATGGCGCTCCAGCACGGGCGACATCACAACGTGGGGCAGCACGGACTATTACAACTTCGACCACCCCATAACGGGGCTATCGCCGCAAGGCAATTCGCTGGCCATCCACACGGAAGAGGGCATACACACCCTGACGCCCACGGGCAACGCCACAGTGCCCTATCAGGTGTCGCGGCAGGCCCCTGCGGGCAGCGTGGCGGGGCGGGGCATCGTCAACCTGCCCTCCGGCATGCAGCTTTTCCCCCGATCCGATGGGTTCTATGCGTGGGGTGGCGGCGATCAGGTGACTAAGATCAGCCAAGCCCTCGACGGGTCTCGCTTTTGGGACAAGTTGAACACAGCCAAGATGAGCCTTATACATGGGCTGTATTACCCTAACATGAACGAGGTTTGGTGGTTTGTTCCCTATGGCACCTCGCAGGCCACTAACAACTATGCCGTAGTGTATAACACGGCGCTGAACTGCTGGTCCGGTCCATATACCAACATGGCGCGCGACTCGTCGGCGCTGGTAGATGACATACCCCATGCTGGCGGCTTCAATGGCCTCATATACGAACACGACACCAACGAAAATGACGATGGCAGCGCAATATCCAGCACGTTTACCACGGGATCGCCTGCGCCAGTCGGAGCAGATGTTAGGCTGCGCTGGCTCTATGCACGCCATTTTTATGATGTTCAGGCCAGCGGCTATGACGTTCAGGTGCTACAGCAATCGCCTAAAATAACAGGCGTAACACAGTCCATTCT